TGAACATGTCGGAGGACAACGCCACCACGAAGGCGGACAGCATCGAATGGCAGACGCCCACCGTGTCCGGGCCCATCATGGGCGTGTTCATCGACAACAGCGGCAAGCCCCGTTTCCGCGCCTACCAGGAGTTCACCAGCTACGCGGATGCCAAGGCTTGGGTGGACGCATGGGCAGGCATTGAAACCGTGGCCACACCCACAGCCACGCCCGACGCCGGTGCTGTGGCGGCCGATTCCACCGTGGCCCTGGCCTGCGCCACGGATGGCGCTGAGATCCACTACACCACCAACGGCACCACGCCCACGGCGGCCAGCACGAAGTACACTGTTCCGATAGCCATTGACGCGGCCAAGACCATCAAGGCGATCGGCGTCAAGGCCGGGATGAACAACTCAGCTGTCCTCACCGCCGCCTACACCATTCAGGCGTAAGCATGTATGAGGGCGGCGTATCTGTAACAATCGGCGGGCGTGATTACCAGATGGTGTTCACGCTCGCCGCCTTGCTGGCGGTCAAAAAACGCTACGGCGGCATCCGGCAGATGGCGGAGGCCTTCAACGGGCCCACCATCAACGAGTGGGACAGCGAGGAAGAGAAGGTTGAAAAGGCTTTAGCCCAGCAAAAAGCCCAGGAAGACGCTGTGGATGAGCTGCCCTGGCTGATCGCCACCCTGATTAACCAGGGAGAGCTGCTGGAGGATCCCAAAGCCGAAACGCTGACCCCGGAGCATGTCGCGCTGCGCATCCTGCCAAAGGACATTGAGACGCTTATGGGCCAGGTGATGGAAGCGATCGCCATTGGCATGGGTACCGAGCATGAGGACGGGGAAGAAAAACGGGATCCCGTGCTGGAGGAGCTGGACACAAAAAACGCGGTGGGCGCAAAGGCGAAATAACGCCCTTGCGCCTGCTTGGCATGGCCCTTCAGGCGGGGCTGACGGAAGAACAGGCCTGGCGGAGCAACCCGGGGCGCATCAAAGACCTGTGGCTCTGGCGCCTGGAATATGACGACCAACAGCATGGCGTGCAGCGGAAAGGGGGCGTGAGCTGATGGCAGCGGAGCGGGAAATCAAAACCACGCTGAAGATCGACGACAGCAATTTCAGGGAAGGCCTGGCGGCATCCACCAGATCCTTGAAGACGATGGCGTCAGAATTGAAGCTGAACACGGCGGAGTTCGACCTGCACGGCGCCTCCATGGACAACCTGACCAAGCGGCAATTCATCCTGAACAAGGAGATCGACCAGCAGAAGGAGCACATCAAGGCGCTGAACTACGCGCTTGAGGAAAGCGCCCGGAAATACGGGGACACCCACGAGAACACGGACAAGTACCGTGACCAGTTAGTGAAGGCCAACACCGCGCTGACCGTGATGGAAACTGATCTCGATAAAACCAATAAGTCCATCAATGACTTTGGTAAGTGGACAAAAAACGCTGATGGCAGCACTAAAAAATGGGTTGAATCGCTCCAAAAGATAAGCTCAGCACTTGGTAAAGGCCTTGTTACGGCTGCCAAGGGCGCAGCAGTTGCCGTGGGCACGGTGAGCGTGGCAGCAGGCGCGGCTGCCATCAAGCTGGGCAAGGAAGTGATCAGGCAGTTTGGAGAGCTGGAGCAAAATCTGGGAGGCTCCGAAGCCGTGTTTGGCAAGTTCGCCCAGGCCGTCCAAAAGGAAGGCGAGCAGGCCTACAAGAACATGGGCACCAGCCAAAGCGATTACCTGGCCACCGCCAACAAGATGGGCGCGCTGTTCCAGGGCAGCGGCCTTTCCCAGCAGAAAAGCCTGGAGCTGACCACCCAGGCGATGCAGCGGGCGGCTGATATGGCCAGCGTGATGGGCATCGACACCCAGGTGGCGCTGGACAGCGTGGCAGGCGCCGCCAAGGGCAACTTCACCATGATGGACAACCTGGGCGTGGCCATGAACGCCACCACCATTGAGGCCTACGCGCTGAGCAAGGGCCTGGACTTCACCTGGAAAAGCGCCACGCAGGCCCAGAAGGCCGAGGTGGCCATGCAGATGTTCTTCGAGAACACGCAGCAGTACGCGGGCAACTTTGCCAGGGAAAGCACGCAGACCATCACCGGCTCCATCGGCATGATGAAGGCAGCTCTGAGCAGCTGGACCGCCGGCCTGGGCAACGCCAACGCGGACATGACCTCATTGACCGGGAACATGGTGGACGCCTTCCAGGCGGTGGTGGCGAACATCACGCCGGTGCTTCAGAACATTATCACGGCGCTGCCGGCTGCCATCGCTGTCATCATGGACAGCCTTGGCGCCATGCTGCCCCAGCTGCTGGAGACGGTGACCGGGATTTTCACCCAAGTGCTGACCATGCTGGTGAGCATGCTGCCTGAACTGACGCCGGTGGCCATTGACGCGCTGCTGACCATCGTGCAGGCCATTACCCAGAACCTGCCCATGATCTTGGAGGCGGCCAACCAGATCATCATGGGGCTGATCAGTGGGATAGCGACAGCGCTGCCCCAGATCATGCCGGCGGCGGTGCAGGGCATGATGATGTTCATCCAGGGCATTGTGCAGGCGCTGCCACAGATCATCAATGCGGGCATGCAGATGCTGACCTCGCTGATCCAGGGGATCACCCAGGCGCTTCCCCAAATCATTCCTGCAGCCGTGGAAGGCGTGATGGCCATGGTGCAGGGAATCCTGGACAATCTGCCCGCGATCCTCAAGGCGGGGCTGGATTTGGTGGTGGCACTGGTTAAGGGCCTGGTGAACGCAATTCCCAAAATCATCCAGGCGATGCCAAAGATTATTGAAGCGGTTATCACATATGTCACCACCAGCCTGCCGGAAATCATCGCGGCAGGGATTGAGATCACCATCGCCCTGATCGGCGGTCTGATCAAGGCCATTCCACAGATCATCGCCGCTATGCCGCAGATCATCATAGGCATCGTGAGCGGCCTGATGAACGGACTGGCCAAGATCGGCGAGGTGGGCGTGAACCTGGTGAAGGGCCTGTGGGAAGGCATCAAGAGCGCCACCCAGTGGCTGTGGGACAAGCTGACGGGCTGGATCGGGGACGCGCTGGGCTGGCTGGGCAAGCTGCTGGGCATCAAGTCCCCGTCCCGGGTGATGGCGGATATGATCGGCAAGCCCATGGTGCAAGGCCTGGCCAAGGGCATCACGGACAACGCGGGCCTGGTGGGCAAGGCCATGGGCAAGCTGATGCCGGATGCCGGCCTGGTGCTGGATGTGACGCGGCGGTTTAATAATGTGGGCGCCGGCAACATTGCGATGGGCGGAAGCGGAAGCGCCAGGGTGGCGCTGGACAGCGGATCCATCCTGCAGCTGGCGGACGCGCTGGCGGCCAGGGTCATGGGCCATGATCAGGGCGACATCGTGCTGGTGCTCAACGATCGGGAGATGGGCCGCTATGTGCGCGGCGGAATGGCAGCGGGGTTTGTATGATACCGTATCAGATAAAGTACGAAAACCACCAGGGCGAGGCGCTGTGGCTGGATGATGGCAGGTATTTCATTAACCTGGCCGATATGCGCAACTTTGCCTGGGAACCCAGCATCAACAACCGTCCCAGCGGCTTTGGCGGGCGGGTGAGCCGCTTTGCCCGCGGCGTGACGGAGCGCAGCGTGCGTGTGGGCGTGCGCGCCCGGACCGAGGCGGAGTTTGCATCGCGGATTGAAAGGCTGTTCGCCATTACAGAGGCGGATATTCTGGCGAAAACACCGGGCAAACTGTGGCTGAAGCGCGAGTATATCCGCTGCTACCTGAGCGTTTCCAGTGAGATCAACACGTACAGCCGCCTGGGTTTTTTCGCCGAGAAGGAGCTGCAGGTGCTGATCACCGAGCCCTTCTGGTGCCGGGAATACGAGTATCGGTTTACCTCAGGGGACGCGGAAGCATCGATCAACAACAAACGCTATGATGGCCGGAACCCTTACCGTTACGGCACAAGGTTTCAGGTGTCACGGGTCAATAACGAGCATTTCGCGGCCTGTCCGGCCATCATCACCTTTGACACGCCTACGGACACCCCCAGCTGCTATATCGGCGGCAGAGGCTACCGGGTGCACACCGCGGTGCGGGCAGGGGAGACGGTGATCATCAACCAGATGGAAAAGACTGTCACCCCTGTGAGCGCGGCGGGCGCCAGCACCAGCAGGCCGACCGCCAGCTCCAGATTGATCAGGTGCGGGATCGTCGTCACGCGCTCCAGGGTCCGGCGATCGACGGGCGGCTCGTCCAGAGCGCGCGGCAGCGAGAACGAATCTTTGCGCACGCGCCAGATATGGTACGAGATGATGATCGCCATCAGCAAAGGGAACACGACGATATGGAATGCAAAGAAGGTGCGCAGCGTCGGCCCGCCCACTTCCGGCCCGCCGAGCAGCCACTGCTTGATCCCTTCGCCGATCTCGGGGATGTAACCGATCATGCCGGTCACGATCGTCGTCGCCCAATACGCGAGCTGGTCCCAGGGCAGCAGATAGCCCGTGAAGTTCGAGAGCGCGGCCAGTAGCAGCAGGCTCAGCCCCAACAGCCAGTTGAATTCGCGCGGGGTATGGAACGCCCCCGTATAGAACACGCGCAGCATGTGCAGGAAGGC